TCACGACCACTCTCCATTTTTCATAGCTAGGGATAATTTCATAGCCCTGTTACCTACTTGATTAGCCCATCTTGAATCAATCATTTCTTCACAAGCCACTAAGTAATCTTCTCTTTCTATCGCTGCCCACATGTTCTTAAATTTTAAAAGACGAGGAACGCCCATATTAAATGACATGTCAACAAGCACCATTTGTCTGACATCGTCAAGTTGATTTACGATAGGTTTATTAGCTAGTAATTCTTTTTCTACAATTGCTATGTCATTCATACAAAGATAGTAAGCTTCTTCTTCAGTAAGACCAATCTCGTAAACTTCTTCCATAGTTTTGTTTATGAAAGATAATTCACCATCTGTGATACCTCTGTCTTCTAAGTTACGCCCGATTCCAATCGTATCGATCCCCAAATGGTCCTGATAGACTTGTAAACGTAATCCTTCATGCAAGGCTACCATTTTGACTAGTTCACTACGTTCGTACTTCATGCTTTCTTCCTTGTTGTTGGCTTACGCTTTCTACCTGATGCAGTAACAGACCACTTTACTTTCGAAGGTCCTGTCTTTTTACTTGCTTCTTTTTTACTTATCTTACTTGCTACGGCTTTAGGTCTACATGCAGGATAAGGTCGTTTGCTTTTTTCTTTACCAGATCGACCACACTTCTCGCCTGTCTTAACGTCACGCCAATCCTCTTTAAACCACTTAGTCAATCCACCTTTAGGTTTAGCCATTATGCGTATGTACCTCCACGCTTCTTGTACTCACGTACTAACCAAGCATTTGCATACGCTGAAGGATACACTTTGAATTTCTTCTTGGCCGCAGCTTTTACTGAAGCGTAAAGCTTTGGGTTCTTTGGTTTGGGACTACTTCTTTTCTTAGACATTTACTTTTCTTGCTGTATCACTAATCATATGCTCTAAATGACTTACAAGAATCTTTCTCATATTCTCTGCTCTTTGTCTGTTGGTAAAAGAATACTCTCGTATATCATCATTGCTTATCTTGAGTGAAAATACGTAGAAAGCTCCCTTTTTTATGATACTAGAAGTACTACCATTTGCTACTCTAGCAGGATTAATTAATGTACCAAAGTTTGTTTCAATTATGTTTGACATCATTATACCTCTATTTTATTTGGTTTTCTAACTGTGCTATTTGGACTATATGTTTTTCCAGAAAATATTGTTAAATTCTTATTAGATGAGGAAACTGCTGATGACCCATTTTTAGAAGGTATTGTAGGGCTGTATACTCTTCCAACGTCTGCTGTACTTTCAGTATTTTTTTTCTTAATATTTTTTCTTTTTTCACTTAGAGATTTAGAACCATCATCGTGGAGTGTATTTTTTATTTTATCTTTAGTTTTTTTTTCTAATTCACTACGCTTATAGGCATCCCTTGCTTGATTTCTAATTAATGCTTTTTTTCTGTATTCTTCATGTTGTTTTTTACTTATAGGAAACCCTAAAGGATCTTTATACTTACTACTCATATTACTTCTTCCCCATGAGTTTCATTGCTTGACCAACACCCTTAATTCCAAAAGAGGAACTAACGGCTATAAATAAAAGATACTGATACCAATCTGGTAACGTATTAAGAACTTCAAATCCTGATCGTACATATTCTGTCATACTAGGAATGAAGACTAATATAGCAGGCAGTAGAAGGACAATCAATGCGAACTCGTCTTTCCATGATCCATCTGTGGCATCTGCCATAGACTTCTCCCAAGCAACTTCTCCTGCTGCTACCTTTTCTGCGACGACTGCTTTAGCTTTGGCTTCTGCTACTTTAGCTTGACCATCAGCCTTGACCTTCTCTACCTTGCTTTCCATCCACGAACCTGCAAGGTTAGCTATAGGACCTATTAACGCACCTAACATTATTTTTGCTCCTTATGTTCGTGACCCATCCAAATACCAAATACACCTGTCATCACGCCCATAACGACGGATACAAATGCTGATTGGGCTGCCGTTGGTGTATCCAAACTCATAAACCATTCAGCACATCTCCAAGACATTATTGTACTAGCGAGCATCATACATCTTGGGAGTATCTTCCATTTCAGAAACTGCTCAACGGTTACCATTATCTACCTTGTGACTTATGTAGTAGCTCTACGTAGCGATTGTAAAATCTGCTACTTATCTTATTAAAAAATTTAAATAGCTTGAAGTTAATCGAAATCAGCATTTCCATCTCTTTCTAGCTTGTCTTAGACGGCTATTAGGATCTTTTGCTGCTTTAGGAAACTTTTTCATTTGCCCTGCACTTCTTGCACAAAAGGACTTTCTTCTTTTAGCATCTTTGCTCCCCGGCTTAACTTTGCCAGTTACTGCTGTCTTAAGTTTTGATCCGGGATTATCCCTTCGATACTTAGCTACACCTTTTGCAGTCATACCCGCACCTGCTTTAGTTGGGCGTTTGTGACCACCTTTAATGGTGTGACCTTTCATTGTACCTTTCTCAGACATTCGTGCTACCTCGTTGTTGTCAAAGGGGCAAGTTGCCCTGCCCCCTTGAGTTAGTTATTTAAGCGAAAGCCGCTGCGGTTTCTGCAGTGCCAAGTTCTGCAATAACTGCGAACACTCTAACCTTACCATCGAAAGTTGCTGTATTAGCAATTAAGTCGATAGTATCGGCTGCAGTGTAGAACTTACCTACGCTTGTTGTACCTGAAGCTAAAGCAGTATGACCTGCAACTGCTGCAGCATAGATATCATCATCAGCGTCATCACCTAAGTCAAGAACTGGAGAACCAGTTGATGCTAAAGTAAGAACCTCAAGACCTGCCATAAGAACCAAACTGTTAGCAGGAAGTTCAAAAACTTCTACTGAGTCGGATGTAGTCAGACTTGTTGATGAGAAGTCAAGAACAACTTCCACGATTTGAGGTTTAATGCCGAGTGGAACACCAGCAGTAGCACCTGTAATAGTATAAGCGGGCATTATCTAGTCTCCCTTAAGCAAAATCTACAACGCCACGAACGATTGCTTCTTGTCTTAGAACTTTTCTTCCAAAAACATGCAATCCTCTGATAACGTCGGAGAATGATTCAGTTGAACGTACCACTTCAGTCTTTGCGATGTGGGACGCTGTTGCACATGATGAAATGTGACCAGCTAAAACAACATTCTCAGTTGCGTCAGTAGCTAATGTACCAGCAGCATCTGTTAATGTTACCTGATCAATTCCGCCTGTGCTATTTAAAGCTGTAGACTTGTAACATCTAAAACCCGCAAGAGTTCCTACTGTTGCAAGACCATTTCTTAGAGGAGATACACCGTCGCCAGATACCTGAACTTCAGCAATCTTGTTTCCTGCTTGGAAAACTTTCTCATAGAAAATTGGAGGTGCTACAAACCATCTGTTCTCTTCAGGTACAGACTCATCATCAAGAAGTCTAGCCATTGCGAGCATCATGTTGATACCTGCATCGTCTGTCTCAATGTTGATAGGAGCAGCAGTTGTTCCTAATATACTTGCAGCAGCAGTAGTTGTTAAAGTTGTACCTGATACTGCAGATGCTGCAATTCCAGCACCGTTAGTTAAGGTTTGAAGAACGTTTGCATCGAACTTTCTCTTTAGAGCATAAGCACCTGAAGAAGTTGCTAGTGCTTCAAAGTTAATGTGAGAGTGTCTCTCTTCGATGTCGTCTATTTTGAATGCGAAAGCATTGGCTTGGTCGACAGTCAATGTAATTTGATCGTCTGCCAAGTCTTGTGGGTTAACTACAGAACCTCTTGAATATGCGGACACAGTCAGTGTTGGTTCTTTCATTATGTTAACAGTATCACCAAAGTTTTCAATTTCGCCAGTATAGTCGGTATTCGTAATATCTTCTGCAACCGAAGCTCTACGGAAGAACTTGAGAACTTTTTGGCTAAATATTTCGGGTGAAAAATTACCTGACGGTAAATTATTATACCCTGAAGCTGAATTAAAAGCCATTTTTCTATCCTTCCTCTATTTGAGGTTAGTTTATTGAGTTATTCGCCCCTCTGCCCGTGCTTGGTCGATTTCTTTTTCAAGTCTTTCAAACTCCCACGGTTTCAGTTTGGCGATGTCTGATACCTTCCAAATCTTTTTGTTTGCATTTTTATCAATCGGAACTTCTCTAGAACTTGGTGTTCTGACTGCTTCAGCCGCAGACGCATTAGATTTATTAGGTTTCGTTTTTAAGCCACTGTCGGCTTTGTAAAGGTCAAGAACTCTGATTGCCCATTTGCTATCAGTATTGTTTTTGGTTATACCCTCAGAAATTGATTTTGGTTGCTCATCAAGCCACAAAAGAAACTTCTCGTCATTCCTAATATCATTAAAATCAGGATGTGCCGCAAGTAACACTTTGTACGCACTTTGAACTTCCATTTCCTTCTCACGACCTTTTATAACTTCAAGTTCCTTTTTTAAACTTTCAGATTGTTCTTGAGCTTGCATTGCCGCTACGGTTTGCACTACGGCATACACGTCTGGATACTTACTCTTAAACTCCTCTAGTTCATCTGGACTTTTAGGAAGTTTGATTGAAGGGTCTAAATCCATCTGTTGTGCAGTTGTTTTCAAAGCTTCTTTCTCGTTCTTCCATTCTTGGAGTTTGTTGTCATAATGCTTTTTTAAATCATCATAACGTTTTTTGTAGTCATGTTCAGGACTCTCTTCCTGTTTAGTTTCCACAAAACCTTCATGCTGTTGGGTAGCTTCCTGTTGAGTGCCAACGTCTTCTGATCCTGCTTCTACCTCATCCTCATCTTCTCTATCAACTTCCTCTCGGTATTTGTTTTTATAAAGATTTGGATTGTTAATCACTCCAAAGGAGTCATTGGGTTTAAATGCTCTTGCACCTCTTACTTGTTTTGCCATTGTTTTACCTCATCATATGCAGTGCCACTGGCTGTGGGTAGCTGCTTCGGTTTGTCAGGGCCACTTATGTGGGTAGCTGACGAATTCTACTCTGCTCTTACGCTCATCATTGGTGAAACTCCATCTATCTCTACTGTTTCACCTTTAATTAATTTATCCACTACATTTCTAGCTTGTTTTGTAAACTCTACTCTGTCTGGATATTTTTGTCGTAAAAGCCTTCCGAATTTATTGTTATTCAAATCAATCTTTTCTTCTTCTGACATATTTTCACTTTGTTCTCTTCTGTCAAAAAGATCAGACATAAGGCTATTAAAAAGACCATCTTCACTTATATATCCACTTGTTAGTATGTGGCGTAAAGTGTCTCCTTCTCTACTCTTTTCACCGTATTTAAATCCTTCCCCTAGACCCTGTTCTATATTCTTTAAATGACCTGTCATACGTAGTAGCATAGCAGTAGTAGCGTCTATGCCACCTTCTGAGTAATCAGCACTAGCTATATCGTTATTTGTTGACATAAAGCCACCTTCTGCAGCTGGTCTAGGTGGAGATTGTTCTTGTTGTTGTTCGGATTCTTCTTGTCTACGTGCTACTTCTCTTTTGCCACGATTATTTATTTTTTCTAATCTGTCGTAGCCAATGACTTTAGCTATTTCTGGTGGTACAACAACTTCTCCACGTGATATCATTATTTCAACTTGTTCTTTACTAGGTACTTTAGCTGCTTGAGCAGTTCTATCTGTTCCTGCGTCTGTGTCTGCTTGAGCAACTATCTCATAAGCTTCGATCAACATTTGTTTTATATCTTCTTTACCTGCAAACTCTACAGCAGGTGCGTTGATTACGAATGTTCCTTCAGGTACTTCTTTGGGTATGTCGTCAGCTATGGTTTGTTGTTCGGTAAATTGATCTGGTGGTCCTCCGATGAATCCCATTTCAGTTGATGGATTTTGAGCAACATCTCCTGCTGCCATTCCAATTCTTCCACCATATCTCGTTCCACCATGTTCACTAGAGTCTCCTGCTCCCCCCGAACCTGAATCTGCTCCTTCTCCATCATTAGGGCTACCATATCCTCCACCTACACCTGTAGGTCCTCCTAAACCTCCAGTTGATCCTACTGCACTTCCAGTAGTTGTACCACCCTGAGATGGATCTACGTCTTGCCCACCTATAGTCTGTGAGCCTGTTCCTGTAGATGTTCCTATACCATAACCACTTCCTAAATCCCCTATACCGCCTAGATCCCCTGTTGTTTCAATACCTTTAGTATCTTCAATCTCTGTCAGAAAAGATTGTGCTTTTTTATTGCCTGCTTTAGCATCTATTACAGCTTGAGCAACTGTACCATAATACCCTGTATTTTTAGATGCATTCATTGCAGTTCCAAAATCAGTAATACTTCCGTAAGTTGCAACAGTGTTTGGATCTAGTCCAAATCTACCAAACTGCGTCATTGCGTTAGGAGGTCCAGTATAGGAAGGGGTAGGGTTTTTAAATACATTTTTTTGAAGTGAGTAAGGTGCATTTGCCAATGGCATACCCATTTGATAATCTATAGCTGCAGTAGTAGCAACATTTAAACCAGCGAAACCCGGATGAAGACTAACTAAATCATAACCATAATATCCCTGTGCATATCCCGGAACTCCTTGTGCTACTTTGTCTGCAACGCTATAATGCGTTGACATTAAAGACTGAGACACTTGTCCAAGCAACCCACTTCCCATTGCAACGTTTTGTCCGTAGGGATCTTGTGCAGTAGGACCAATTACTCCTGAAATAAGACCAAACGCTGGACCACTAACTACATTTGCAATGTTTGCTGCTGCTCTTGCTGCTTCCATTTTTCCAGCCATAGCCAAACCTAAAGGTGCTGTCTGCACTACTCCTTGTGCTACCGCATCAGTAGAAAATCCTGCAATGGCTGCACCAACTGGATTAGACTGTGCAAAATCAGCTTTGGCTCTGTCCATCTCAGTATCAAAGGCTACTTGTCCTACTGTTTGACCCCTGCCAACTCCTGCAATGTCCATCATCTCTTGTGCATCAGCTATGGATTGAGATCCAGCGGAAACTGAAACATCAGTCGCTGATATACCTGAAGCTTCCAAACCACTTATGTCTGTTACTTGAGTACCAATAGATGTAACATCACTGGACTCAGATTCTCCTTCTCTTTTTTCTAAAGATGTTTCGACATCAATATTGTTTTCTTGCAAAGCTTCCCTAGAACGTTTTCTATTTCTAGCTCGACTCATTAAAAAATCAAATTGTGGATTTCCAGTGCTAAATGCCATTATTGCTTTTGACTTTCTCTACGTTACTCTTCAAACTGAGGAGCGTTTCCAGTAAAACCAGCTTCCCCTGCAGCTGGCGTAGCTCCGACTCCGATTGTGCCATCGCCAGCCCCTTGACCGTTAGATCCTTGAGGTTGAGGAGGTACTCCTCCAGCCCCGCCCATATCAGGGGATTGTTGACCAGTGGGGCTACCTTGACCGCCTGTTCCTTGTTGAGCATTCTGTTGCATTCCTTTCAATATCTCTGCGTAAATCTGTGCTTCGTTTACGTCGTTGACTAAACTATCTGGATCGATATCTTGTGATATAGCCAACTCTCTCATTAAATTCGGTATTTTTACAAACGGTGCTAATGTTGGGTTCATCACAGTTTGCAACAAGGCAGTTAATCTTTGACTTCGTACCTCTTTTTGCATCACTGCAGCTACCCCACGAGGTTTGATCTCAAGATCTCCCTCTATGTCGTCTGCATCGTCATTGAATTGCATGTTCCATTGAAAATAGGCTTCGCCCATCGGTTTTAGTAGATAATCGTCAATATTCTTTATGACTGTCTTCATAGACAAACCTGCAGAACCCATCAACATAGATAAACCTGAAGCAGTACGTCCTGTTCCTGTTACTCCTGTTTGTCCGTGCATAATTGATGGTATGCCAGTTTCTTCATCTGCTAATTGACGAGATATTTGGTACATCTGTATGTTTTCGCCTGCAGTGTTTGGAAACTTAAGACCGTTGATTGCTGTACCAGTAACTCCAGATTGTCTACGGAATATCTTTCCGGGGAATATGTCCATGTTTTGTCCGGGAACTAAACTTGCTTCATCCACGTCAAATACAAGATTACCTGCTAATGCTAAGTTATCAATAGCCATTCTTACGTGACCATTCATAAGCATCTGTGCATCTTCCATGTTTTCTGCTACACCAACACCCCACATTTGATATGGGTTAACTTCGTATGGAAATACTTGATAAGGTATTCTTGATGGTGTAAATGGATTAAGAACACATCTAAGTATCGTTGTTCCACAAACCCATACGTTTACAGGTATTTGATCTAGCTCTGATATTCCTTGAGGTAGGTCTAGTCCTGCTTCATCAGCAAACTTAGAATCAATTACACCCCAATACTCAAGAACTTCAAATCTATTTTCCTGATAGTATGGCTCAGTTTCATCTTCACGAATAGTATCTTCGTAGTACTTATCTTCGTAGTTAGGACCTTTTGCAAGACACTCCTCTACGGCTTCCATGTCGAAATGAGGTCGTTGAGATAAGGCACGAAGTTGTTGTCTATTCATACGATGTCTTTGTATGACGTATTCACAATCATCTATACTTGTGGCTGCTGGATCAGGATGAAAATCCCACACGGATACAGATTCTATCTTAGGCACTGTTTTCTCGTATGGCATGTACTCTCTGCTACCTTCTTCATCTCTTTGCCACTTGTGTACTTTCTTGTTAAAGTTGAAAGGACCTTTAACAATTCCTGTACCAAGTAAAGATGCTTCAAATATAGCATGTCGGAATACATTAACTGCATTTGTATCGAGCAGTTGATCGTGGATCATCTGTTCCATTTTACGTGCAGCTTCACCAGATGGACTTATCTGAGGTTCTCCTACTTTTGAAGGACCTTCGACAAGAGGTGCATTTGGAAATTTTTTAGCCATACCACCTAAGAAATCCATAGATGGTGTTGCTTGAGTTGCTCCCGGAGGTAATTCTCTACCATCACCCTCGTAGCCATACATATCTGGCGGAGGTGGAGGTGTTACCTGATCAGCAGGAGTTTCCAAATGAGCAAACTTTGCTATACCTTCTGGTATGGGTGTATCTTCTACAACAATAGGAAACTTCTTGTTGGCAAATAATATATCAACAATTTGTCCGTATGCTGCAAGAACTTTGGTTTTGGTTATTCTGACAAATACTTTTGATCTCTCAGAGTCACGATATTGTGTACTTGAATCGTAGATGCCACGAAAGTTTTTATAGGCTTGTAGCCATCTATGTTCGTGAGAACGTCTACCGTTTTCAGAATCCTCAAGCCTACTCTTTATGTATCCTGCAAGTCCGGGCATGATTGTCCCTGCATTGGACATAGCTGTAGGTTTATCGGATTCTTCGTCTGAATTTAAAAAATTGTCAGCCATAAATAAGTCCTAGCCAAAGTAGTTTTTGTCGTCTGCCATAGTAAAGAATGCACTTTCAACAGTCGGCTTTGACTGCTTCTTTGGCATGTCAGATTGTAAGTCGTAGTTTTCAATCTTTGTAGTGAAGTCTGCACCTTCACGAGTTAATTGATCTGCACCCATTTGGTCATCGACTGAAGTTTTGTCGCTGTTCATTATGTATGCAGCACCGTAGTTATAGTTGTTGTTTGGCATTGTTGTCTCCCATATACCAGTTACATAATTCCCTGTTCATCAGGGATATCCTTACGTAAAAGATCACTCATTTGCTGATCCATTGCGTAATTCATTGGACTAGTTGTAGCCATGTCTTGCTCAGATGTTTCTAAACCCATAGATGTCATATTTGCATATTGATCATCAGATATAGTTCTGTATTCTGCTGTCGGATCAGTTGGTACAAATTCAGATCCTGCTCCTGCAGGGCTTGATTGCATAGCAAATCCTACTGTAGCTCCCGGACCCATTCCTAATCCCTTTTCAAGTAAAAGTTCTGTTGCTACATCTTGGGCAGCTTGAACAGGATTATCTATAATCTGTCTAGCTAATTCTCCTACTGCTAGTCCTGTAAAAGCTTTTTTTGCTGTATCAGAAGATAACGCATTCCACGCTTTATCAAACGCAGATTTAGCCTTGTCACTAAGTTCAATTGGAGAACCTTTAGGTGGTATCTTTTTTTTGGGTTCTTTTTGTTTCTTTTCCTCTTGAGTAGCCCCTAGTTCACTCATTTGTTCATTTAAAGCTTGTAGTTTTGCTACCTGTTTTGTAAGATTGCTTACTTTACCTTCGACCTGCTTGCTGAGTATACCTGCAGTTTTGTTTACGTCTGCTGCCGTTCCTTCAACTTGTAAAGTTGTATCTCTAGCTGTTTGTGATAGTATATCAGTAGGAGCAGAGAAAGGAATTACTGAGCTTTCCTTAAAGAAGTCTTCGTTAAATCCATAAGTTTTGTATAAATTTTTTGGACTTACTTGATTGATGTCCTGAAGATACATGTTACCAAATTCTTCAGAAGCTCTCTGAACCACACTCATTTTTCTTCGTGATTGTCTGTCAACCTTATAGTGAGTTAATCCTACATCTCCTTTTGTAGAATGTCCTAAAACTACGTTTGCTACCCCTGCACCCTCTGACTCATTTATTGCATCAAAAACATTTTTTCTCAAGTCAGATATTGTAAATGGTATTTTTTTATTTGTCTTTTGGTCTGTAATTTCCAAGCCCATTTCGGACATGGTTTCATTCATAGTGTTATTTATAAGTGTTCGTAAAGTAGCTTCACTTTGCTTAAACAATTTTACAGATTTACTGTCACCCATTCTTCCTTTAGCATCTGTTCCAAGATCAGCAAGTATGTCTTGAGCTAAAGATGGTAACTGGTAGTTTGTTCTCTGACCTTTGTTACTTATGCCATAAAGAGTGTTTGATCCGGGGTCAAGTGTTCCGTAAGGTGAATCTTCAATTGCTTCACCAACTGTAAGATTAACCAAATCTCTGTTTCGTATTCCTAGCAGATGCTTCAACTGAAAGAATGCTACCGCTTCTTTGTTACCTTTTAACTTTAAGGTTGTAGCGTGTATTGCCTTGTTCAAATCCTCTATAGATGGAAGAGTAATCTTTTTCGCAGCAGCTTCACCTCTTGGCTGAGTAGCTTTTTCAAATCTTAGCTTGGTAGGATCACCTTTTACTTTTGCAACTCGGATAGTTCCCTTGCCTGCTTCAAACCTATTAGTGTAAGGATAATCGAAATCTTCGCTTGCTGCTAACTTAGTAAGACTACTTTCAACCTTACCTAATGTCACATAGTCTGGACTACTAGCAACCTTGTTAAAAATATCGTGTTTATCTCTGTCTCCAATACTATCCCAATTGTCAGATAAGTTAAATCCTGCATCTTGTAACTTTTTTAACAATGCAGTAGGTTTACCATTGTTTTGATATAACTTCACATCAGGACGACCTAATTCAAAAGCTTCAGCTATTGTTAGGTTTCCGTCTTTTAGTTTTTGTAGGAGTTCATCCATTCGTTTTAGTACCCAAATGTTTCATTTTGGACTTGATAGACCTGATTCTTAATACCATTAAGCGTTTGATGAATCGCCGCATAACCTGTCATCCTTGTCATTAACATATACCTCAACGCATCGTATGCGTGGTCTTCCGCTTTGGTGTCCACGTCTTCGCTGTTAGTCTTGGAAAGAGGAATTGCTGCCAATTGCTTGACAGTGTTGCTACAATTAGAAAACACTCGTAATCTCGGTTCGTTTGTTCTTGGATCATCTGCAAGCCTACGATGTATTTCCATTTTACCTTGTATTCTATTTCGATCTGAGGGAGTCCAACGAACTCCGCATCTCATCATTGTTTCAGCTATAGAAGGACCAAAGCCTGTCTTATTCCAACATGATGAGTCTAATACTGTGTAGTGGGGTAGTGGATCTAATTGTTCCGCTTCTAGTATTTTATCCGCTAATTGCTCTGCTGTCAACTGTTTTACGTATAATTCTCTATAAATCCAAATATTATTGTCCCAATCAATAGCACCCCATAAAACGCAAGAAGGACTCGCATACCCGTAGTCAGCCGCCCTGATGCGGGGCCAGTTGGTAGGTAAGTCAAAAGGTTCGACAACATGTTTCGCTCTGCTAAATTCTGGAAAGGCTGCACCATCGGCTACATCCCAATCCCCTTCAAGTAATCTTTTCCGTTCTATCTCAGGTAGTGAACGAAGCATAGCTTCATATTGTCCATCAGCCATAAGGAACGGGTTGTCTGTTAGACGTGCAGGTATGAACCTACGATAAAATAAAGGTTGCCCTTCTTTTTCGTGTCCTTGCGGCCACAAGAAAGGTTTACCTGTTTCGACATCGGATGCAGGGAACGGTTTGTTGTGTTCACCTATGTCAATGTACATCTTCTTGATCCACCATCCACCGATTCCTCCGGGGTTGGCTGTACACCTCATATACAGATTTTGCTGTAGCTCTGGGTCGGTGCTTCTCAATCTTGATCTCAGGTAGTCCCACACGTAGGGTGTCGGGTACTGGGTTATTTCGTCTATCCCTATCCAGTTGAAAGCTTGTCCTTGAAATCGGGTTACATCTTTGTCTTTGTCTAGATACGTAAACCAAATGGTAGCTCCCGATGGGAAATGCCACGTTGACTTTGACTCCCTGAACTTCGCTCCGGGGAATGCCTTAGGATATAGCTGTCGTGACTTATCTATTAACTCAGTAAGTTCGTCGAGAGTACGCCTAAGAAGAAGACCCCTATGATTAGGATTAGTGCAGTAACGAAGCGGATCTGCCAACAAGGCGAAAGATTTGCCCCCACCAGCAGCACCT